TTAAACTTTTTTCAACTTCTCAACTGCTTTATCCATAACATAAGAAAAATTATCTTTTATAACTAATGAAGCTTCTCCATCATATTGAGTATCCATATCATTTATAATAATCAAATTCTTTCCTCTAAAATATCTTAAATAATATGCAGCAGGATAAACTGTTAAGCTTGTCCCTGCAACTATCAAAGTATCTGCTTGTTCTAGTTGATAAATAGCTTCATTGACAATAGCTTGATTTAAACTTTCTCCATATAGTGTTACATCAGGTCTAACTATACCACCACACTCACAAGAAAAATTTTTATCTGATGTTTTTCCACAACCTAAACAATACCATCTCTTTAAACTTCCATGTAATTCCAAAACATTTTTACTTCCAGATACTTGGTGTAAGTTATCAATATTTTGTGTTATTATAGCTTTTAAGATACCCATTTTTTCAAGTTCTACCAAAGCCATATGTCCTTTATTTGGTTTTAAACCATTAATATTTAATTCTTTTTCCACATATTCCATAAAAATATTTCTATGAGAATAAAAGAAATCTGAACTCAATACTTCTTCTGGTCTATATTTATCTTTATACAATGTTTTATATAGACCATTTTTTCCCCGAAAATCTTTAACACCGCTATCCGTTGATGTTCACTCCATTAATTACCAAAATTTAAAAAGCAGGAATTAATCCTGCTTTATTTTTTTTATAATTATACATTCTTTTTCTTCATCAAACATTATTTCAGCTTCCCTATTTTCTTGTGAGAAACCTAATTTATCGGACCAAGACTTTGGAATACTTATCCTAGTTGATAAACTTCCATGTCCATCTTTATTAAATATCATCTTTACTGTTCTAATTTCTTTTCCCATTCCTTCCACCTCTTTTTTAAGAGGTTATCAAATTTTTTCAAGTAAGTCAACGATTATTTTCTCATCTTCTGAAATAAGATGAGTATATGTTGCTATTGTGAGTGCTGGATCAGCATGTCCAAGTCTTTTTTGAACAAGTTGAATTGGGACTAAATTCCTTATCAGCATAGTTGCATGGCTATGCCTTAATCCGTGTGCTGATATTTTTACTCCCAAGAGATTTGCACTTTTCTTTAGTAAATCTTTAGCAAAAACAGTTGTTCTTGGACTTCCATCCGCATAAGAAAATAAAAAATCATCTCTGTTTTTATGCTTTAGTTCAATGAAACTTTTTAATTTCTGTGCTAGACTCTTATCTATCTTTATAGTTCTATTAGAACATGGAGTTTTAGTTGGGGCTAACTCCCATTTTCCTTTTATATCACAGTATAGAGATTGATTTATTCTAATCTCATTACTGTCAAAATTAATTTTATAAATTTGTAAAGCCTTAGCTTCTGAATGTCTTAGCCCTGTCTTAAATAACAATTCTAAGAATAAAATTTTTTCTTCTAAGTCTGTATGCCTAGTCTGGACTTTTGCAATTTTTATTAATTGCTTAAATTGATTTTCTGTAATAACACTAATTGCATAAGCGTTTTTTATTTTTATATGAATTATATTTTTATAAAAATCAGATTCAATATATCTATTATTATAAGCATATTCAAGAATATTTTTACATCTAGCATTCCAATGACCCACAGTACTTTGAGCAAGCCTTGATAACATTTCTGTTAGATGGTTTTCTATTGTTTCTTTATTAATATCTATTATGTCTAAATCCAATAATTCTCTGCATTGATAAGCAAAAGATTTTTTATGACTAATAGATGTGCTTTCTCTAACAGATAACCTCCAACTTTTAAAATATTCTTCCATAACTTCTCTAAAAGTCATTTTAATCACGACCTAATTTTTTAAGAATTTCCATTTTTTTTTGATTTAATTTTTTTATTTCTTCTTCTATTTTTATTAATTCTGCCTCTAAGTCTGTATCATCTTGAACTAGACTTACTCCTTGGCATTCTGCTATTTTAGTATAAAGATTTTCTGGAATTTCAACTCTTATTACAGTGTCTTTATAAGCTGAAAGTCTTGGATTTTTTACTGAACCTCCTCTACTAGGGAAACCTCCAGAAATTATTATTACTCCTTCTTTTAATGTTACCTCACTATCTCTTGTTCTTCTTGTTATAATAACTAAATCACCTATTTTTAGTTCTTGCCTGTCCATATCATCATATTTATCTACATCAATTTCTACAATTACTTTTCTAATATAACTTTCTCCATCAGTACCATATATATCTTTTAAAACTTCTCTTACTAAGTTTTCAACCTTTTCATCAAATATCCAGTGTTCTCCATCCCATTTACCTTGAAGATTTTTAGCCTTTTTTATAAAAGTTGCATTATAAGTTGTTGTTGTATATATTTTTCCTTCTTTTTTTTCTAATTTTACCATTAATATCACTCCTTGTATTTTTTATTTAGAAGTGATATAATTATCTTGCTGAAGGAGTAACTATATCACTTCTTGAATTGGATTTACTATTTATTTAGTAGATCCTTTTTTAATTTTCTTTTTCATATTCTTTTTCTAATTGTTCCATTTCTTCAAATGTGATAGTTTCTTGAAGTTCTGCATAAGTAGAAAAGTCTTCTCTCACGCTTACTTCCCCACAGTCTACAGAAGTATTTGGGAAATCTCTCATAAGCCCTTCTGTTAATTCTCTCCATTCAGCATACAATCCTTTTAAATTTTTCATTTTAAATCCTCCTAAAAATTTTATTTACCGTTACGGTATTTCTATGCAAATATAATATCATATTACCGTTACGGTGTCAATACTTTTTTTAAATATTTTTTAAAATTTTTTTAGACTTCTTTAACTTACCTTAAATTCATAAGTTTAGAACTTTTTTAAATGACTATTTTTAGAATAATAAAAAAAGAGGGGCAGGATAAAATCCCACCCTGTTAATTTTCTTTTTCTTCTCTTACTTGTTCCAATGCTTTTTTTAATTTTTTAGGAATTGGTACTCCTACTTTTGCAGCATTTTCTGTTATACTTAATAATTCAGTTGCACAGTAGAACATCCCTACTAATGTTCTAAATCCTAAATCTGGTACTAGTCTATGCATAAGACTCGCTCCACATAAGATAACCATTATTAAAAGTTTCTTTTTTAAACCTTTAAAAGCTCTTTTAGAATTTAATTTTTTTTCTTTATATCCAACCCATAGTCCTGTTAAAAAATCTAAAACTATTAAAGCTAATAAAACTTTTGCTAGTAAATCAAAACCACCAATAAGCCAAACAATAAGACTTATCCAGCTTGTCCATATTAAAGCTAGATAATATTTTGCCATAACTATCACTATATCCTCTCCCTATTTAAAAATATATTCTGTGTATGGTGCTTCTATAACTTTTTTTCTTAAAAATTTCTTTTTATTCATTTTTTCAACTATAATTGAATTATTATTTATTTTTTCCACAAGAGATTTTTTAGATGTATTAGAAAAAGTTTTTTCACTATCTTTATCATCAATTTCTATAATTAAAGGTCTTTCTTCAACAGTAATTTTATTAGATTTTATACTATTATTATTGCATCCTATTAATAAAAATAATAATAAAACAATTATTTTTTTCATTCTTCATCCTCCTTTTTATTTTTCCCTTTAAAATATTCTGATATATTTTTTTTGCCCCATAGACCAGCTCCAAACATTCCACAACACATTATTAAAAAATTAGGAACATTCACTTCAAAAAAGATATACCGTTTTTCTAAAAAGAAAGCTAAAATTGATAAAATTAATCCCCATAAACACCAAGCACAGCCTATCCACACACATAGAGGAAATGTTAAGGGAATTATTCTTTCAAATAATTTTTGTTTTGTTTTAGCATCTTCGATATCTAATTTTCTTAACTCTTTTTCTAATTCTGCTTGACTATCTTTATCTGGAATAAATTTATTTGCTATATCCAAAGCTTTATCTATAACTCCCATATTAAACCTCCTATATACTTCTCATAAATTCAATTATAAATTTTGCTGTCTTTTCCACATCTTCAAATTTTTGTGCTTCTTCATTAGTGCCAAAAAATGGTTCTATTAAAATATAATCAGGTTTAGTATTACAAATACCATAACCTCCCCTTGTTTTACTATTAGATATTTCTATAACTCCTCTTATTCTTGTGCTATATTCTTTGCTAAGTGCTATTAAAAAATCTTTAGAGATTTCTTTGGTTATTTTATTTCCACTATGTATTAAACATTCACATCCATTAGCTTGGCTATTATCACTGGAATTAAAATGAAGTTCTAAAACTAAATCATAGTTATGATTGTTGATTTCAGCTACAATTGGCTTCATTTCTTCAATATAATATTTTTTAGCTTCTCTGGAATAAATATCTATACTATCATCAATTTTATTTATTTCATCACATACATTTTTCCAGTAATTATACTCTGATAATTTTAAATATTCTGAATATGCTCCTTTTCCTCTTGGATTATGCCCTATAACTATTGCAAATTTTTTCATTTTTTATCACCCACTAATCTATTATGTATTTCTTTTCTTTTTTCTTCAAACTCTTTTTCACTAATTTTTTGAGGTTCAACTTTTGTTTTAAAGTAATTCTCTGTATCATACACTGATTGAGTAAAAGTCTTACCATAACTAGCTAACATTAATGACTTTTGTAAATCTAATTTTAATCCAAAATTATCTTCAAAATACCAAGTTATAGGTTCTTCTTTCCCAAGAACAGTCTTTTCTCCCATCATAAAAGTTATATTTGAAGCTAATAGTGTTATATCTTTATCTCTGCATTTTTGCCTATGTTTTTTACCTTCAATTTCATAATCAAAACCATAGCTTAGTATTTTTGCTTTAATAGTGTCTATTTCTGTAAAATATTTTTCTTTTTCAGCAGAATGATTATAAACCCACTCAGTACCTGTCCAGTTCCAAAGTTCTTCTATTTTATTATGTGGTTTTTCTACTTCAACAATTTTTCCATTTTCTATTTTTTCTCCTTGATTTAACTGTACTTCTATTCCACTAGCAACAAGTTCATCTCTTGTCATCTCTCTTATAATTCCATCGCTTCCTAAGATTGGATGCTTAAATATATTTTCTTGTTCTACAATGATAAAATTATTTTTATCCAAATCAGGGTAGTCTAAAAATAGATTATCTCCCATTAATTCTTTTACCTCTGCCCTGGTTAAATTTACTGTAAATTTAATTTTTGGTTTTTTCTCTTTTGTATATATATAGAACATTATTTTTCTCCTTTCATTCTGTATAGATTTTCAAATTTATAAAAAATTTAAGATTTAATTTTGTAGTTTTGAGTATATTTTTATAATTTTTCTTAAATATAAAATCTAAGAATTTTATATAAAAAGCTCTCAAAAATACATTTTTAATCATAAAAATTTGAATAAATTTGAAAATCTCTATACTTTTTTGCTAAAAAATACCTAGTTTTTTTCTTGCTACAATAAGAGTATTTCTTATTTCAGTAGCACTTGTTTTTTGTATATAATGCTTACTTGTAACCCCACTGCTACTATGATTTGCATAACTACTTGCTAATCCTAATCCAGCAAGATTATTAATAAGATTTATAGCTGTTTTTCTTAATGTATGAGGATATAGATCCTCTATTCCTAAAATTTTTCCTAACTTTTTAATTCTTCCACGAATAGCTCCTTGTGTCATTTGCTTATATGTATTCTTATATTTTGTAATAAAAAGCCATTCACTTTTTATTTCTTTATTTTCTCTGTACTCTAACCATTCTTTTATTAAATCTTTACATTTTTGAAAAAAGAAAGCATTTACTATATAACCCTCTTTTTCTTTAACATCTTTGAAATATCCATTTTCTAAGTCTAATTGACTTATTTTTAAACTTTGAATTGCTGATATTCTACATGCACTATCTAAAAATAGTTCCCAAAGTATCCTATCTTGCAAATCATATTTTTTAGATTCTACTTGCATGTAGAGTCTTACAGTTAAAATTTGTTCTGTTGTTAAGAAATAACTACTTCTAATCTTGTCTTTTTCTGTAAATCTAAGTCTATCTAATTTGCTATCAAAGGGATGATACTTGATTTTATTTCTTCTGACACACCAAGCATAAAATGTACTTATTGAAGTAGTTTTATTCATTAGTGTTCTTTTACTATTTCCTAAACTTCTACAATAATTTCTATAACTTTCTATTATTCCTGGCATTTCTAAAAGTGTATCTTTACTTAGTAAAAATCTATTTTTATAGTTTTTTTGAAACCATACCAGGAATAATTTAAAATTATTGCAATATGTTTTATAAGTTGTCTCCCAAGTTTCCCAGCTGCTACTTTTACAACTATTTAAATACTCTAAATAAATCTCCACATTTTCCTTTTTCAAATTTTCTAAAATTTTTAATTGCATGATAAACCTCCTATTTTTTGATAGGTTTATTATACATTCTTAAAATAGTGGAAAATTTAATTACAAATGATAGTTACTCATTTAAAATTGGAAATCTAATAATACAAGGTGGATATGGTATCACAAGAACAGGATATATCTATTTTTCTACCCCTTTTCCAACTATATGTATATCAGTAGTTCCTGCTGCTTCTGGAAGTGGAATAACAGAAATAAATGATGATACTCTTGTAATAGATGATAGCCTTTCTAATGAAGAGAGAAAGGTAAAATTTAGAGTTCTTGCAAAAAATAAAACCACACAAATAAGAGTCAACTATATAGCTATAGGGTACTAATTTTTTAAATAGTTCCTATTATAGTTAGTTCTAAAGACTGATTTCCAGAAGCATATAATTTAACTTGTTTAGTTGCTACTATTTTAGAATAATAATCATGAACTACTTGTCGCATAAGGTGTTCTCCTGTTTGACCTTCTGTAATATAGCCTGTAAGGAATATGCTAAATATATTTTTGAAATCACTTTCAACATTTACAGTTCTAATACCTACTGTATTTGGGGTACAGTTTATAGTTTCTATACAAATATTGCCTATTGTAAATATTTTATTATTTTTAACTTTAATGAAATTTTCCACAGTGGAAAATTTAATCAAAGTGAAAAGCACAAAGGACTGTAATATCGTCCATAATGACTGTGCCATCGCTTTTGAGAGCTGGTCTGGATATTTGATGAAAAATAGACCTGCTGGAGACAACAATAATTTTGGGATATTAATTTCATTTAATTATTCTAGAAAAACTCAATTATACATCTCGGGGGGATCTATGTACACTCGTGTAAACCAAGGAAGTGAAGATTACAATAGTTGGAGCCTTTGGTTAAGATGTAGTAATTAATTTTCTATGATATATGAAGCATTTAAATATATGCTTTCTTCTATCCCAGATGGTGTAAGAACATAGACTTTTCCAGTATTTTCTTCATATCTTGTTCTTAAACTTCTTCCTGATGGTTGGGATATTAATAAATGTATATTAAATATTTTAGGTTTATAACTTTTGGGAAAGGTAAATAGTAAATCATTAGCTCTTAATTTACCTGCTATTCCAGCTGGTATATCTATAAATAAATGTCCAATTAGCCCTTGTTTTTGAAAAATAAGTTTTGTATATTTTGTTTCAGAGGTTTTATCTAATACTTCATATCTTTGTAAATTTTCCACTGTGGAAAATTTCTACACATATAGAGAGTTTAATAATTATGCTCAAATAAAAGATGTAACAAGTATTACAGCTAGGGTATATACAGTTGGAAATTTGGCAATTACAAGTATAATAGTTGAAACTCCTAAATTGATTGGAAAAACAACAATAAAATTTCCAATTAAGTATAAAGCATCGCCATTTGTAACTTTCCAAGATAATGATACTGCCTCAACTCCACCTGGACCTCTTGGAATCAATTGGACTAATTTGGATTCAATTGAAGTACAAGGTTTTAATGGTGGTTTCACAATGTTAGTAGTTGGAGCAATTTAACTTAGCTATTTATAGATAAAATTGAAGCAATAAAGTTATTATCTGCTGTAGAATTTGTAACAGTAGAATGAATAATTGTTATTACATTATTTTTAAAACTTAAAACAAATTCTCTTGTATCAGAAGTTATACCAACTGTAAATGCAATATCCCTATTTCTTATAATTTCTGTTCTTAATATGATTGGAGTAAAATAGTAAAAATTATTATCATCAGCATAATTTATCCCTATTATTTCTATAAATTTAGAGTTACTAGGAATTGTCCCAAGTGTCTGTCCTTTTGTTGCAGCTCTACCCTTAAAAATTTCAGAATATTTAAATAGATTTTCCAATCTTTTACGATTATCCCAAACACTAAGATCTTCAAAATTCATATTTGGAACAGATATTGTTGTACCATTATAATTACTTTTACATATATAAAACTTCTTATTCCCTTGATGATAATAAATATTTCCAGCTATTGCTTCTGATAAAGGAAACATTCCATTTAATTGACCTACTGCTGCAACAACTCTATCTTCAATATCCTGTGCTGTTCCATTAAAATTACCTTTTTGAGTATAATTACTTTCTAAATAATCTTTTGTTATGTATAAATCTTTTCCATCATTATGAACAAGAACAGAACCTGTATTAGATGATATTAGATTTATTTTCATTTCCATTTTATGTGGACCATCAACTTCTGGTGGAAGCCATGATGTTTCATCTCCATCATTCATATAAAAATATAGGACTTCTTGATCTTCATCTTGTACATAGATTCCAGTTTCTCTTGGAAAATATCCTTCAACTAACCCTACATTATCAATTATAGTTGTTAGAATTACGGCATCTTCTTTCTGTTCTTTATTTAAAATTGATTTTTCAACTTTTATATTTTTTATATCAACTAAATCAGCTGGATTTTCATGTTCAGAAAGTTTTCCATCACCAAATTTTATTTTTGTAAACTGAATTGGTTCTTCAGCAGCTTGTATTTTAGCAAGATATAATCTACCTTTTTTTGTTAAACCACTAAATTTCATTTAATAATCTCCTTTTTAATTTGTTTATAGCCACCATAAAAGATTTTTTTATATATTTCTTTATCTGTTCCTGCATTAACTTTCTTTCCTGTTATAAAAACTTCTTTATAACCAGCTATATAATATGTATACTCTTTCTTTTTTAACAAATACAGAGCTTCTAAGATACTTCTTACATTTTTATATTCTTTTATAAGCTCTACAACCCTTTTAAGCCAATCTTTATCTTTATTTTGATTTTCTGTAAATAGTCTAAATGTAAAAGGTTTTCCACCATATTCAAACCATTCTTTTATATCTATTTTATAATTCAATATTTTTAATTGAGATATAACAGCTTCTTTTGTACCTTTTTTTGAATGTATCCAATAAGCAGATTTTATTAGCTTTATTTTTATTTCTCTATCTAAACCACTATTGTAGTCATCTATGTTAAAATAATAAGCTACTTCATCAAGTATTCTATCTTCTAATAAATCAAGATTATAAATAAAAGCTAATTTATCAATATTATGGATAATATATTTTTTAAAAATATCCTCAAATTTTTTTGAAAGAGTTTTTAAATTTTTATACTTTTTTAAATTTTCAGGGAATATATCCTGGTAATTAACTTCCATTAATTTACTCATCTTCTTCTCCTTGATATTTAATATTTTTTTGACTTTCAATAGCTACTGTATCTCTTTCCAATTTAGTAAAAGTAGGACTTTCAATTTCAACCCTTTTTGCCCCAGCAGTAATTAAAAATTGAATTAATTTATTTGGATTTATATCTCTACCTAATTTTTCTTTTTGCCAAGCAATATACTCTTCTAATGCTAGTTCAACATTCTTTTTTATCAAATTTGGCATATTAGTTTTTTTAATCCAGTATTTAACATTAATGTTATAAGTGAACTGTTTTGGTTTTTCTATTTCAACTTTATCAGTTAAAGGTCTTACATCATCTTTTAGTTTTTCTTTAATTAAATCTAATATTTCAGAACTAGGTAATTCGCCATTTTTCATTAAAGGAATTATTTTAACTACACCAGGACTTATAATTGGGGTATAAATGTAGGAATCAGTAATATCTTGATGTGAGGTTAAAACATAATATAAATAAGCTCCATGTGGACCTGCAACAGAAAATGCTTTTGGCTTTAATCTTATTCTTTCTCTGTAACGATTATCATTTTCTCTATCTGCTCCACCACTTGTTTTTGTTATATTAGATACTGAAAGTAAATAAGGAATATCATCTACAATAGTACTAATTTCTCCTATTTCAATATCATTCCCTATTAAACCCGTTGAGAGACATTTTACCTTACCTATTGCAGTTCTTTTCCCTATTTCTAATGTTACTGTTTCGATACTCTCGAAATATAAATTTCCTTTTGCAATTTTATGTCCTTTTTCAATAACTTTTTTTTCATCAAAAATTTTAGAAAATTTATATTCAACAGTACATTCAGCCTCTCTTTCTATTATTCTATCAACATCTACTAGAGCCCCTAATGCATCAAGATATTTACCTTCAGAATATTGTAATAAATTCATTCTTCCTATAAAATTCATATGATTTTTTGATAGTGATAATATATATGTTACCCAATCAATAAAATCTTCAATAGCATCTCCTGTTTGAATTTTAACTTGCATTATTTCTTCATATCCATTTTTTATTTGTTTTTTTATTTCATTAACATCTAGTTCAATGAAAGAAAAATCGTTATTCATCTTTCACCTCTCCTGTAATCTTTATTTTCATTTTTGCAATATTTTGCATTTCAATAATTTCAATATTTTTTACTTCAAATCTTTTTTCTTCTTTTTCTATTTCTTCCATACAATTGGCAATTATTTCAGCCTTTACAAGTTCAAAAGGTTTGTCTACATTATTAATATCCATTCCTTTTTCTCTTGCTAAAACTACATTTCCTTTTATTCTTGATACAATATTTTCAATATTTTGTACAATTTCTGTAGCTTTATTTTTTTTAAAAATATAGTTTTTTTCTTCTCCAAAATTTAAAAGAATTTCCATTAGTTATACTCCTTTAAACTTACCTTTATATCCATTTTAGTTACTTTACCTATTGCATTAAATGCTTTATGCTCTTCATTAAGGCTAGTAATAACATAGTTCCCTATCTTTTCTCCTCCAATTATGAGCCTTAATACTTTACCTTCTTCCATATATTTTCCCAATTTTTCTTTTTCTTTTGGAATATCAACTTTAAAAAAACGATTGAGGTGAATTGATAGTTCAATTTGCTTTAAATCTACACCATCAAATTGTAATTTAGGTTTTTCTCCAATGATTTTATGCTCAATCCATCGTACTGAAGAAGAACGAGAAAATGAATTAAAGGTTTTTGTATATAAAGAACTTGCCATAAATATAAAATTACCTAAACTTCCAATAATCATTATTGAGGACCTCCTGTAGTATCTCCACCAGCTTTTACTCCTGAATGAGTATGTTCAGATAGTTCTATACCTTTTGCACTTACTTCTTCAGAAGCATTTACACTTCCTTTTACATCAATTGTTCCAGTTACATTTATATCTCCAATAATCTCTGTTTTTGGACAAGTAATCTTTATATTTTGTGCAACAATCTCTATTTTATTATTACAATTTATATATAATTTAGAAGATTTTTCATCATAAGAGATAATTGTTCCATCATTAAAAACTGTTATTTCTACTCCCTCTTTAGCAGATATCGGGATAGGAGTAGCATCATTGTATCCTGAGCCTAAATAAAAACCAGAAAATGAATTTTCAGGAAAAATACATATTCCACTTTCACCAATTTTAGGCATTGAATAATGTTTTGTTTTTTCAGTTCTACCCTGTAAAACTGGAATTTCTGCCGAAGGGATATCTAAATCTTCAAATGTTACTTTAACTGTTCCTTTATCTGAAAATATACTTGTTACAGTACCATACCTTATCATTCCTCTACCTCCATTTCCATAATTTTATGCATATCTGCTGTAATATCATAAGAAAATAAATTAATATTTAAATTATCAATTATATATTTTCCAGAAAAATTTGCAAAATCATTCAAAATAACAGTATCTCCAACTGACAATAATTTTTCAGTTCCCATAAAAGTAATACTTGCTTTTACTTCTTTTTTATTTTTACCTCTTAATGCTTTTTTAGCAATTTCTAGCAGTTGTTTATTAATTTCCTCTTTATTTTTACCTGTAATTTGTTTGTCTTCATTAATAAACAAATCTCTTTTATTCTTTTTTTTATAAGAATTTCTATTTTTAAGAAAAAACTTTCTTTCAATTTTCTTTTTTTTCTTGTAATCATAGTAGCAGATTGTACAGCTTGAATAGGAGTCTGTATCATCAGTAGAAAAACTATAACTGCTAATATTCCCCTTATTAAAAATCATTTTAGGCTCTCTTTTTTCATACTTCTCTTCTTCAAAAATAACTATTTTATTATTAAATAATTTTAAATTTGCTCCAGCTTCTTCACATAAAGATTTTAAAAAATCAAAATCAGATTGTAATTTTTGCTCAATTCTTTGATATTTTCTATTAAAAGAAATATCAGAAATTAATTCAATTTTTCTATTTTTTGCTATCTCAGTTATTATAGTTTTGAAATCTACATTTTCCCACACATGATTTTCTTTTTTATCAACTATATCAGAATTTAAATCATAAGATATTCCTCTGATATTCACAACATCAGGAGGACCACTAAAATTTATACTATCTATATAAAATTCTCCCATATCATGAACTACAACATTTCCATCAATTTCCCAATTTTCTAAAATTAAAATAGTTTTTAAAATATCTCCTTTTTGAGGAAACCAACTACCCAACCAATACATTTCTTTATTCTCTAATGTTATCTCTAACGAATCTAATTCATTTATTGAATCACTTTGTGAACAACTTAAAAGTTGATTATGAATATTTTGTGTAATATTTTTTCCCTCATAAAATATTTCTATTCTACTTTTTCTAGGGTCTTTTATATTTTTATTTTCTAGTTCTTCGATATTCATTATCTCCTCCAAGGTGGGATATCTTCATCTGTTAATTTTATATTTTTATATTTTAAAGTTATTCTTGCTGGAAATATTACATAATCAGAATATTGTTTATTCCAAGAGAAAAGGTAATCAATAGCCTTAGAATTAGAAAATAAGATATAAGAAATAGAATCCCATGTATCGCCATTTTTCGTAATATATTCTTTAAAATTATCTTCCACGACCTCTCCTTTTTTCTTCATTTTCATATTTTCTCATCATATTTTTAAATTCATTAAAAGCATCAATTTGATTTTTCTTTATAACTTCATCAACACCTTTACTATCATTAGCATTAATAACAGGTGCATAGGTAAAAGTGAATGAGTTTGAGCTATCAGTTTTTTCAAAAGCTCCTATTAATCTTCCAGTTTTTTCCCAAAGATTAAAACTTCTTTCACTGTTATCGTGAGGAATTATAGATTCAGATGATGCTCCTTCTCCAATCCAAGCAAGAGTTGGTGAATTTACAATTCCACCTTTTGCATATCCTGGAATATCTTTTCTACCACCATAAGAATAAGGTTTTATATTAGATTGTGCAGAGTATCCTCTTCTTCCTGGTGGAGCTGTTCTTTCATCAGATCCTAAAAATAATATTTTTTTCCCCCAACCAACAACAGTTTCAAATCCACTTTTTATTTTTTCAAATATTCCTACAAAGAAATCTGCTACCTTTCCACCAATATCTTTGATATTATTCCACTTTTCTTCCATCCAGTTAAATACATTCCCAAGGATATTTTTTATTGTAGCTTTAAAGTCATCCCATTTTAAAACTAGATTAGTTATCATATTTGCAACTTTTTCTTTTAATTCAGCTGCTTTTGCTTTTATCTTATCCCAATTTCTATATATCTCCATTCCACCTTTTACAATCCAACCTATAGGACCCATTAGATACCAAAACTTATCAATAAGTCCAACTACCATATTTTTTAAATCAATAGCTTTTTGCTTTACAGTATCCCAGTTCTTATATAACAGATAACCAGCTGCTACCAATGCTATAATTCCTGCTATTACCCAAGTTATTGGACTTGCTAACATAGTTGCTCCAAATTTAATAAATGTTTTTGAGAGTGTTCCAACTCCTTTAATTAATCTTTTTCCAAAAGTAAATAATTTTGAACCTGTTCTTAATATATTTGTTCCTACTTGATGCTTAGTCATAAAACCAGCTATTTTAAGATAATTTGAATATATTTTTAAAACACCAGATACTCCTTTAAAAGCTACTCCTAAACCCCCTAAAACTACAACTCCTTTTACAAGAGAGTCCATAATTTTTTTAAACAGTTCAGGATGTTTTTCCTGATAAGCAGATATTTTACTTAGAAAATTAGAAAACCATTCCAATGCACTGTTAACAGAAGGGAGAACAGTAGTTCCTAGTTGAGAAAGAATTATTGACAATTTACCATTAGCTATTGCCAATTGATTAGCTGTTGTGGTTCTTTTTATATCTGCTTCTTTATCAACACTTCCCTTAGCTTCATCGCCATTAACTTTTGCTAAATTTTCATTTACTCTATCCAAATTTGCTGCAATAGCAGCAGCTCCTCTTTTTCCTTCTTCTCCAAAAAGCAAGGTCATTATTGCACCTTGTTCATCTTTAGATTTGCTATTAATTTTTGTAAAAAGTAAATTTAATGCCTTTTGAGCATCTTCCTGAGCTAGTTTTGATAATTGAACTGGATCAATACCTAAAGATTTATATATCTTTGCTTGATTTTTTGTTACAGCATTTCCTTTTGTCATAGCACTAAAAACTTTTTTTGCACCTGTTGCTGCTACATCTGCATCCATACCTTGTTCAATTAATGAAGCACCTATTGCAGCTACTTTATCGGCTGAAAATCCTGATAATTTCCCTATATTCCCAGTTCTATTTACAAAATCTGTAATTTTAGCTGCACTTGCTCCAGTTGTATTCCCTAGATAATTCATTTTATCTGTTAATTCTATTAGGTCATCATATGGAAGTTTTAAAGCATTTTTCATTTCAAACATTGATTGTGCAGCTTCTTCCCTATTCATATCAAAAGCCATTCCAATTTTAGAAGCTAATTCAATATACTGAACTGCTTCTTCTTGATTTAAACCTGATTGCCCAGCACTAGCAGCAGCACCATATAATTCATCAAGTGAGATTGCTATTTTTTTCTCTGTAATAATTTTATGTAGTTCTTTTTTAAACTTTTCTTCTTCCTCTTTTGAGTTAAAATCAAATTGCTTTTTTACATCTGAAAAATTACTTTCAGCATTTATAGCTTCCTGGACTGGTTTATATAAAGTTCCTGCTACTGCACCAGCACCAGCTAACATCTTAGTTCCAGCACCAGAAATTTTATTAGCTATGTTACTTACTTTTGAAGCTTTATTAAATTTTTTAGTCGCATTTTCAGCAGCTTTAATAGCTTTTTCTAATTTTTCATAAGCTTTAGTTGTGTCATTAAGATCAACTTTTTTTTCTTTTAAAATATTTTTAGTTGCATTTAAATTTTTAGCTTCTTTTATATAAGATTGATTTAGAGAATTCAATTTTTTTTCTAATTCTTTTAAAGCCTTAGTTTTTTCTTCTACTATTTTTTTACTTTCTTTAAGTTCTTTTCTTTGTTTTCTAGTTTTACCAGTATTTTCTTCAATAGCTTTTTTTTCTATTTCTATTTCTCTTTTTAAATTTTTTATAGCCTTTTCAGTTTCTTTTATAGTTACAATTTTCTCTTTCAATGCTTTAGTATCTTTATTATATTTAGCAAGTAAAGACTGACTATCTTTTAAATTTACAATCTCTTGATTTAACTTTCCAATAGTGTTGCTTAATTGAGATATTCCTTTATTTGCTGTTCCAAATGATTTAGAGAAAGTAGCACTAACCAAAGCACCTATTCCAAATGAAATTCCAACTGATTTCATATTTCCTCCAAATAAAAAACCACCTACCAAATTATGATAAGTGGTTTATATTTTTTATTTATATTGCAATATGCTAAAAAACAACAAAGAACAGAACTATCAAAATAACTAAACATATTATAATTTGTAAAGAATTTAATAACATATCAGTCATAATATTGATGCATTCAGCCAAATCATTCCAAAAATCTTTTCCATCATTTTTTGAAATACTATCTAATATTTTTTCTTCTTCCATTTGCATATTATTTTCTTCTAACATTGCTTGATGAAGAAGTGTATTATCTATTTGATGTCTTTGCATATTACTCACCTCTTAAATGGATTTTACAACAAATTCATTTAAAAAGCAACCACTTATTTAAAATTTTGATTTTTTTTCAAGAATTTCTCCCATATCACTTACCCAATCAAAGAACTCTTGAAAATTCATATTGATAAAATAATCAATATTTGTTTTACTTTCTTTACTCATAATTAAGATTGATTTTCTAATATCTTTGCAGCTAAGCTTTCCAATCCCACACCATTGAACAAACCCTTTACTTCATTTGTAACCTCTAAATACTCTCTTCCAGTTAATTTTTCAACTAAATCATCATATGAACAATTAATCATTTTAGCAGCAACATATCCTAAATAACCTCTTGAATTTTCCATATCTCCTTGTGGAAAAATTCCACCTGTCAACAAAAACTCTCTTTCAGAGTCCAATATAGATTTTGGTGTAAAATTTTCTTTTGAGATATTAATTTCATCTATTTCAACTTCTACACCATTTTTTATACATTTAATTTTATTTTTTATTTTCATACATTCCTCCCTAAATTCCCATTGCATCTCTTACTTCTTCTAGTAAATCTTCTCCATTAATATTAAAGATCATATTTATTTTATCTATTTCTAAAACTGTTTCTCCATCCATTTCTACTTTTAAATAAAGACAACTATATTTTTGATTTGAACCAGAAGGTTTTCCAACTTCTAATTTTCCTAATGCTATATTTTTAGGAACAACCCTAGTAGAAATTTTTAACTTTCCTGTTTGAATTTTTCCTCCAACAACATCAGTTGATTGAGTAGCAGCCCTAAACTCTAAAGCATAAACTTTTTGAGTAAAATTATGAAAATTTTGATTTATTAAAGTTCTAAAATTAAGTCCAATTTCCATATTTTGAAAATGTCCTAATGTTGGAGAATCTATCTCTCCAGCAATTCCAGCTCCTGAAATTGTTTCAGACATAAATTGTATGTCAGGCAGTTCTGCATCTACTAATGCAGTTGGGGACATTTCACCATCTATATAACATTTATAGTTAATGATTTTTTCAGGAATAACTCCCATTGTTTTTGCCATTTTTTTACCTCCTAGAATAATTTATCATAATAATCTACATCTATTTCTAAATCATAGATTATCTCTTCAGCTGGTAATGCTGGTGTAAAATATACTTTAAATTTTATTTTTCCATCTACTAAACTTGTTTTTGGATTATCTTCTTTTCTAAATACTACTCTTGCTCCAATAGCCATTCCTGTTGCAACAAGTCCATTTAACCAAATATTGATGCTATCAGTAATAGTTTCTATTAGGACTCTATTTGTAGGATCATCTACTTTTTGCCAATAAGTTAAAACTAAAGAATTAATTACCCAGTTAAACATCAACCTACTTGCAATAAAAGAATCTTTTGGGTCTGTATTTGCTGGAAAACAAGATGTTCTATTTCCCCAAAAACGCCAACCACCTGTCCAATTTATAATAGTTGATATTCCTTGACTATTCAGATAATTTGCTTCATCTAATCCTAACCATATAGGAGTACCATCTGCTAGTACAGCTCCATCACCTTTAATGTTTTTATTACTTGGAGATTTATAAGGAACATCTTCAGATTCTCTTGATAAAATTTGAATTATTGCAGCCTTTTGGGTTGAAATATGATATTGTGCTTCTCCCAAAGATATTTTAGGATAACTAACATCTAAAAAAGTTGAAGATATATTATTCTTATTTTTATTTTGTACAGTATCTCCATATTTTTTTACTGTATTAGTATCTAAGTCAACTAATCCAAATGCTTGAAAATGACCATTTACACTTCTAGCTTTTGCTTCAATTACAGCACTTACAGTTGCATCAGTAGAAAATTTTGGAGCTAGAATTAAGCTAGGAACTTTTCTGTATTTTGGAAAAACTTCTGATATTAATTCCAATCCTTTTTTCTTTCCTGTTGTTCCATCTATTCCACCTATTATATCTATATTCTTGACTGTTGAAGGGTCTATCATACTATAACTAACTTGGATATCTGTTGTTCTTACTTCATTAGGAATTATTACTAATTGTCCTTTATCATTAAAGCTTTTTACATATTCAAAAGTTTCTGTTATAGTTAAAGTTTCAGGCATTATTCCAATATCTTCTAATAAATATCTACCATCAATAAATTTTATTGTTTTATTTTGTACCTCTTTTTTATGCTTTGTAGGGTCAAGTACATTTATTAAAATAATTGGACCTATATTAAATTTTGAGAAATGTGTATCTATTGCTTCACATAAAGTATAGTTATTAAAATCATTTAAAAAGCCAAAATTTTCAACTGCTTCTGCATAAGAACTACATAAAATTGGTTCATTAACATTTTTTGTTTTACATAAGTTAATTGGAGCTGTTCCAACATACACTGGAGTTATTCCGTCACTTACAGCAGCTATCAATTTTGTAGGACTTTCTTTCCCTGTTACACCATGTCTAAATCCCATCTATTTCCCTCCTAATTCATTTTTTAAAATAAGATAATTATTTTTATAATATTCATTATTTCTATCTTGTAATTTATCAATATCTATCATCAAATTACTAATAATAGGATATTTTTCTATTGCTTCATTTATCTTTTCAGGAAATGAATCTATAAAAACTGTATTTTCTGCTAAATTATATGCAAGAATAGTTGGACCTATGTATATTTTTGTAAAATTTTCTTTTTCCTCTTCTTTGACTATTTCCTTTGTTTCTTCTTTATCACCTTCTTGTACTTCTTTGTTATCTTCCTTTATTTCATTATTTACCTCATTTTTTACTTCTTCTTCATTTTTTTGATTAGCCTTAGCCAATTCAATCACCTCCATTTACCCAGTCTTCTAAATCTTTTCTATAATCTTTTTCATATACAATATTTAAGTCAATAAATCCCAAAAAATAGGGATAAGGTTGTGCTTCTGGTAAGTTCCATTCAGCTTCTGGAAGTATCTCAAATCTGTTATTTATTACCCCAATTTCCATTAATTTTTCAAAAATTTCTTGAGTTAAATTACAAATTTTTAAATATCCATCTTCAGAAGTTTCACTAAAAATTCCAATTGAAATTAAAACTGATAATTTTTTCTGTTCTAATGTGTTCTTAGCTCCAGTTACCCTAATTGTTATAGCTGGAATAATAGTTTTTTCAGAGTCAGGAGGAAGTGAGCCAATATAGATATCTATCTCTCTTTCTTCTCTTTCTTCTCCCTTGTAAACAGGAAAAATTTTACCTTTTATTATAGGTTCTATTATTTTTTTAATTTCTTCTTCAAGTTCTCTAACATTTATCATTTTGTATACCCCAGTAAAATTCTATTTATTTCTTTTTCTAAAATAGTTTCTATATATTTTTCTCCCTGCTCCATAGCATATTTAGAAACGCTTTCAGAAGCTATCATTTCAGAAATACTTATTGTATAAAGTTGAGCAATAGGAGTTTGTTTTTTTCCTATATTTTTTCCTTTTGATGTTCTTTTTCTCTCATTGCTCTTCCTTTGGAAAATTCCCATATGCCCATTCTGTAAGATAGTTATAAATGGTTTTCCAACATACTCTGGTTTTCCATTTAATACTTTACTTTTTTCAGTTTTCTTTATCTTTACTTTTGTATTTCTTTTACTACTTGAAGCTAAAAAGCGAATAATAGGTTCTCTTGGATATCTTGCACTTATAGTTCCAGTCAATGTAGCAAAATTTGCTTTTCTTATTTTCAAATCTTTATCAACATCTTTTTTTATAATGTTATAATCTTTGCTAACTTTTTTCTTTATCTCAGATTTTACTTTGACTAATGTCTTATTAATAGTTCCAGTTATAGCTCTTTCTATCCCATTTGGAATATTTTTTAACATTGCCTCAGCTTTTTCTAAATTTTTGACTTCAAGAAATTCATTCATTAATAAGTACCTCTTTCATAGAGTTCAATAACCATGAGACCCTCTTCTACATAATTCCTATTTACAATAAGTTTTCTCCCATTCAAAGAAAATTCTTTTCCAGCACTATATTTTTCTAAATCTTTTTGATGTTTTGTATAAATTATAAAATCTAAATCTTTTATAACTCCTTCATATTCTTCTTTTGGTGTTTTATTATTTGGTTGTTCAATAACGCCAAAGTATTCAACTCCATCAACTTTAAATTTCTCTCCAAATTCTTCTAAATCTAAAAATATTTCTAAATCTTCCTTTAATTGTTCTTTAAAGCCCATTATTTCACTTTCTTATTTTTTTTATTATCTTTTTCTGTTTCTTCTACTTCGGAATTCCCGAAATCATCATTTTCTTTTTCTTCAATTTCTTCTAAACTTGGAGTATCATCTTCAATCTTTATTGCAGTTCCTGTTTTTAAAATATAGTTTAATTCTTCTCCTTTTTCAAAATTACCAAAATCACCAATTTTATATTCTCCATAATGTCTTTCAAACTTTACTTTCATACATCCTCCATTTTTATAAATTTGATAAGAGAGTAAAAACTCCCTTATCTTTATTCATCACATACCACATAAGAAAAATATGCATCTACATCGCAAGGTTGTAAAACAGGACGAGATTCTGTTGTTATCTTTGCTGCTTTAGGATTTGTTGTATCTAAGTTAGAATATCTTTCAGTCATATGTACAAATCCATTTCCCATAAATACAATAGGAGCATAGATTACTTCCCCAGCAGCAGGACCTCCAATTACCATATTTGTTGGCATTAATTGAATTGATTTTCCATCAGTATCAGTTACTTTTCTACTATAAGAGAAAAGTTCAACTCCAAATTTTTTATAAGTTCCTATCCAAATTATTCCTGGATAAGTTCTAACTGCTTTTTTTACAAATTCACTTTGTAAATCTTGGGAAACAGCTTTTTTAAATGCTTCTGAATTTACTAGTAAATCTGCTGCTTTTAATCCTAAAACAATATTTTCTGTTTTATAGCCATTTTCTTCTGCTTTTTGAATTATGCTATCTAAGCTAGATAACTGATTAACTCCTGTATCAGTCCATTTTTTACCTGAAGCTAATGTAACTTTATTACCTAATTCATAATTAACTTCATACTCAATTTCTTTATCTCCAGACTTAACGATACCTGTTGTTAAAAATTGAGATACCATTAATTCAATTCTATTTTTTATATAATTTTCTTGATCTCCTAATATTTCTCCTATTCTTTTTCCAGTTTCTATTGCTGGATTAAATTCTTCAATACTTGCTCCTGCTGGTCTTTCAAATAAATCTTTTTCAGTCAATGAATATTCTGGACCAATTGAAGGAGCATTAATTACATTAGATTTTTTAGTTCTTGAATAAACTGGTCTTCCTGCTTCCATTGGTGTTAAAAATGGAGCTACTGCTTCTCCTGCTTTTGTATACTCTAATATAATTGTTGGTGTCAATGATTTAGAAGATTTTTCAAAGAAAAGACCTGTTAAAAAATCTCTTTTCACATCTAAATTTTGTCTAACTTTTTTTATTGTTACTGGTGTATATAATCCTGGCATTTTATTCCTCCCTTATTTTATAAATATTCCTATTTTTCTTAATGCAATAGTTAATTCTTCTTCTTTTCCATTAAACTTAACAAAGTTTTTTACAAGTCCACCTGTTAAGATAACCACTGTTTGTCCAGCATTTTCTGTTGTTTCATAAGCAACTCCATAAACATCAGAATAAGTTGTTCCATCATATTTTCCAAATTTTTTGCCCGTACTTAATGCAACAATATCTCCTGCTTCAACCTTTGTTTGAAGTGTCAGAGCATTTGTTTCAATTGGGAAATTTCCTTGAAATATTCTTTGGTCTGTACTTGTATAAATTTTATTTTTTGACATATTTTATCCTCCTATTTTTTATTGAAAGCTTGTATTGCAGCAGCACATATTTCATTAAAGACATCATCTTGTTCTTCTTCAGTTGAAGGTGTTATATTATTAATTCCACTCTTTTTTTGTTCATTTTTAATTTTTTCAATTTCTTCATGTGCTTTATTAGCATTTGACATAAAGAAATCTGCCATGATATCTTTTGGGTCTTTAGGTTCTTCATATTTTGCTTTGTTTATAATTTCTTTTTGCTTTTCATTTATAACTGGAATTTTTTCTAATGCTTCTATTCTTTTTCTTTCTTCAAGAACAGCATTTTTAATTGTTTCTTTTTGACTTTCTTCTTGTTCGCTAATAATTTGATTTTTAAAATCATTCATTAATTGTGGATACTCATTCAATAATTCTTGTACACTTTTTGGCATCTTTATTCCTCCTATATTTTTCATATTTTCAATTTCTTTTAACTTTTCTTTTAACAAATCTTGATGAATAAAATTTTCAATATGTAGCTCATTTGAAATATTTTTAATATTTTCTAATGAATTATCATTTTCTACTATTTCATCAATAAACCCAGCTTCAAGAGCTTCATTAGCACGAAACCATTTTTCATTGTTCATTTTTTCAGCAATTTCTTCTCTACTTAATTTAGATTTTGTACAGTAAATGTCTAAAATAGATTCCTTAACTGTATCTAAAAGTTCAATTTGTTTTTGTAATTCTATTGAATTCCCATAGGCATAGGTTAGAGGATTATGTATCATAAACAATGCTCCTATTCCCATAACTATCTTAGATGCACATAAAATTAAAAAACTTGCAGCACTTGCAGCTAATCCATCTATATAGCCAGTTATTTGTATATTATTTACTTTTGCAAAATCTTTTAAAAGATTGTAAATAGCACTTGCTTCAAACACATCCCCACCAGGAGAATTTACTCTCAGATTTATTTGAGAAACATTCTTATAATTTTGTAATTCCTTTGCAAAATTAGCTGAACTAACTTCTCCATAATCTTCCCAAGCCCATTTTGTTATAGTTCCATATATTCTAATTTCAGCAGTATTTTCTGTTAGGTTCTTTATTTCAAAAAACTTATTTTTTTGTATTTTAGGCATTATTTTTCACCCCCTTTACGAATAGCTTTTAGGTCTTTTTCAAGAAGAGCAATTTCCTTTTCTTCTTCTGCCCTTTCTCTAAAGATTTCTTCATAATCATAACCTGATGTAGCCGCTATGATACTTCTACTTGTAGTAAAGTTTTCTAGTTCTTTACCATTTGCATTAGCATCTTTTAATGGATCAAGAGATGATTTCCCAGCACCTACCCATATACAACGAGTAAAAGCATAACGAACTGACTCATCTTCAAAAAATCTTGGACAATCTATATCTCCATTTTTTATAAGTTCAAGTATAAATTCTTCATAAATTGGTTGACAGAATGTTCTTTCTAATATTTTTCTTGAAACTTGAAACCTTTGATGTGCTTCTTCAAGTGAAGCTTTTGCAGCACTATATGAATTTTTAAAGCTAGACATCAAAACTTCTTTACTAATCTCTAAGTTTGCTCCTATTTCTTCATATATTGCTTCAACAAATTCTTTAAAATTTTTATTGGGTCTACTTGTAGAAAATTCTTTTATTTTTTCCCCTGGTTTACCTACTACTAAAGTTCCATGATCTAAGGTTATTTGTTGTTCTTTTTGTTTTGGATTTTCTGGTGTATTTTCTTCATCAGTTGTTCCAAAACCTCCTGCAAATCCATCTTCATCAGCACTTTCACTTTCAATAATAAGTCCTATCATTGCATTGATAACTGCTGCTGTTAATTCAGAGCTTTTATATTTTCCTAGTTGTTTAAGTGAAAAAATAATCGGACCTAAAATTGGAACTCCTCTTCTTTGTCCTATTCGTTCAGGTTCAAAAATATGTAAAATATTTTTTCTACCTAAACTGTTAAAAGCTGGATACCCTTTTACTTTGTAATTAAAGCTATCTCCTGGATGTGACGAAGCTACATAGTATTTTTTAAGCTCTCCTTGTTCATCATACTCAACTCCTGATTTTATATATTTATTAATAGTTCCTATCGGATTCACAATTCTATCTGCTTCAAGAAGTTGAATACAAAGCTCTATACTAACTCCTTTTCTGTGTTTTCTCATTGGAATTGCAAAAGCATCTCCATTCATTATCCAACTAAGTTGTAACAGTGATTGTAAATCATAAAAACTAAACATTCTACTTGCATCAGAATTAGGAGATAAAGCCCATGCATTAAACTTATTTTTTATAATTCTTTCTAGCTCTTTTGCTTTTTCTCTTTCTATTCCTAAATAGACATAATTAATTGTCGGTTTTGGTAATAAGCCACTTCCAACAGTTTTAGTTCTCATTTTTTTTAGTGCAGCTCCAGCAAGATCATTATTCATATATAAGTTTCTTGACTTTGCTCTTAAATCTTCAAGACTTAATAACAAATCTTCATCAGGACTATTAGCTCCAACATTCCAATTTTTAAGAACAGGATCATCTTTATTTGAATAACCTTTCTCAATTTTTATAAGGTTATCATATTTTCGCCTCTCTCTAATTCTTTCAGCACCAGCTTTAGGATTAAAGTACCCTATCGCCTTGTCAATTAAATTCATAAAAACCTCCTATCTAGGAATAATTTGAAAAGTTCTAGGACCACTATATCCTCTTTGTACTTTTGCTAATCTTTCAGACCATATTTTTATATTTCTAGCTATCTCTTGTGAATTTGCTCTTGTTAAAACTCTATTTCCAATTGTATAACTCTGACTTTTTGACACAGCCAAATCAGCTGCTAGCCAAGCTTGTAAATGTTCTTTACATTGTTCTTCTGTAAATACCATTATTTAATCTCCTTTCTCATATATTTTTTATCATTTAAATCAATTGGGATGAGTTCTACTGCACCTGTTGCATAATTTCTCAAATCCAAAGGTTCATTTCTTCTTCCTTGAAGAATTTCCCAAGCTATTTTCATACCTCTTGGGGTTGATTTTTTTACTTTTACCTCAGCTGTTAGTCCTTTAAAATAATCTATTCCATATCCTTGTGTACTAGATTTTGGGAAATGGCATTTACCTGGACCATTTAAAATTGAAAGCCTTGAATATGTTAAATCTTTCAAAGCATTTACTCCTAGACTAAGTAAATTTATTGAAGGAGTACCTTTTTTAGTTGTTTTTCTAAAACCATTTAGAATATTAACTCCCCAACTTCCTTGTCCTTTAATTGCATAAATTCCTCTTTTCTCTTTTTTATGGACATATTTATATACACTTCCTGTATGATGTCCTCCTGAATCTATAAGAGTTGCTGCAATCATTAAAGACTTACCATTTTTATATTTAAATTTTTTTCTTAAAAAAGCATCTAATTTTAACCATACCTCTTCTTTTCCTGGATCACCTGGGAAATCTCTATAAATAATTCCATAACTTTCATAACCGTAACCCCAACCAACAACCTCAACTTCGAGTCTGTTGTCTTGCACATCCACACCAGCAGTAAGAATAACAACATTGTCATGTAATTCTGCTCCATAATCTTCTCTTGTTTCATAGATTGCTTCATAATCCATAGCACTATCAAGATTTACAGTGAATGTCTTGCCTAGCACAGTATTTATAAAAGTTTTATATTGAAAATCGTCATCTTTGACATTTAGATATTCAGCTATAATTTCTTTCCAGCTTACCCAAGGTGAAGCTAATGCATTTAGGTGAAAACTTCTATTTTCTTTTTCCTTTGGAAATTTAGCTATCCATTTTCCATTGGTTTGTGCATATTTTTTCCATTCACTTTCAGCTGCACTTTCTCCACAAAATTTACACTCAAATTCAGGCTCTATCAAATCTTGATATTTAAGTTGTTCAAATTCTAAGGCTTGATATTTTCCACAATATGGACAAGGTAAACTCCATTCTTCTTGTGAACCAGCTAAATACAATAATTGTATTTTAGAAGTTGCATCATCTGTGGGAGTAGAAACTCTTATTTTTTTGCTATTAAAATAATTATTTGTTCTTCTTTCAGCAAGTTTTACAGGGTCTCCCTCTTTTTTAGCTGATAAAGGAAATCTGTCAACTTCATCTAAAAGGGTAATTCTTATAGGTCTACTTGCTAATCCTGAAGGAGAATTTGCACCAACAAATCTTACATATCCCCCAGGAAACATTTTTCCTTGTACTGTCCCTGATTCTCTTTTATTAGCTTTTTTTATCAGTTTACTTAAAACTTTTGTATCTCTTAACATTGGCTCAACTCTCTCTTTTGAGAAAGCTTTTGCATCATCAACTGTTGGCTGCACAAAGAGGATAGGACATGGATCTAAGTGCATATATCTTCCTAAAATATTTAAAAGTAATTCTGTTTTTCCAACTTGTGCTGAACTCATGATACTAATTGACTTTGTTACTGTATCAGTAACACAATCAAATATTGCTTTCATATATGGTGTTCTTTCTGTTTCCCACTTTCCAGCTTCTGCTGCACTTTCTCTGGAAAGAACTCTATATTTATCTGCCCATTCAGCAATAGTCAGATCTTCTGGTGGAGCTAAGGTATCTTTCACAATATTTTCAATCAATTTTATTGTATGTTTCCCCTGTATCCTCATCTTCTCCAAACTCACTTTCTTCATATTTATAGTCAACTAATTCTTCTAGGACATTAATAACAGCTTTTTTTAAAATATCTTCAATTTCAAGTTGATTATTTTTATTTAATAGTTGAACTGAAATTTTACTAGGAATAGCCATTAATTTTGATTTGAAATTATAATTCATATTTGAAACAATTCTGACAACATCACTTTCATGATGATATTCCTTTTTCAAAATTTGCAATTTATATTCTTTCAAATCTTTATCAGCTCTCTTTAATTCAGCTGTTTCATCTTTTCCTGAATTCTTTTCAACAAATATTTCTATCACTTGGAGTAAATCATATTTTCCAGGAGCAATTCTAGCAGCTTTAAAATAATCTCTAACTTTTCTCTCTGAAAATTGAAATAATTTTGCAATTCTATTTTCAGTTGCTAAAACCTGTTGCATTTTTCCTCCTCGCGTATATAAATTATTTTCTGGCAAACTTGAAATTTTTCCTAAAATTGATGTTTTTTGGGCTCTTCGGACCCTCAACTCAGAAAATCGTCTGACAGTACCTTATTCTATAAGAACAAGTTGACCTGCCTTTTCTTTTTTCTTTGCTTCTTCCAATTTCAATTCATCAGTTAGCTTATATCCAAGCATCTCATTTATGATCCTGGTAGCTGTGGCTGAAGCAATGAACTGCTTCTCCTTTACTACTGTCTTGATTATTGAATGCCCATCAGGGGTTGATGAATCTGTGTATTCAACTCTTTCAACTCCTTTTATTCCCTCATCTCTAATCGTAACAAGTGCATTAAGATTTGCCATTACTCCATATCTAACATCATCTTTTAACTTTTCTCTTAGCTCTACTAATGTTCCAATTATCTTTGGATTCTTTTCTATATTTGCAGCCTTAGTCTTTTCACTATATCCTGCTTCTAATTTTGCTTCTTCTTTACTAAAACCACACATTCTAAACATAACATACTTAGTCTGTTTTTCTGTCAAGCCCTCAAAATTGGATATTTTTGCATTTTTTTCTTCTTGAATTTCCTTTCTAATTTCCTTATACTTTTCTAAATATCTTCTAATCCAGCTAGTAATTGTATTTAGATTATATTTAGTTCTTTTTTGTATTTCAGAATATAGGTTTTTCTTCTTTGTACTAAATTTTGTTATTTCAAGCTGAACATATAGTTCTAGCACTTTTAATTGCTTATCTGTGAATATTTCTTTTTTCATGTTACATCACCAGCATAGAGTTCACTTTTAACTTCATTCCAGTTATAAGTTTTCCCATTTCTTAAAAGTTTTATATCTTCTTTGTCCATTTCAGCATATCTCTTAACAATTACATCAGCATACTTTTCATCAAATTCCATTAAAAACGCTTTTCTTTTTAGCTGTTCAGCAGCTATTAGTGTACTTCCAGAGCCACCAAACAAATCTAAAACATTCCAATTTTCTTTGCTTGAATTATGTATTAACTTTGATATAAGCCTTATTGGTTTCATCGTTGGATGAATATCATTTTTCAATGGCTTATTTTCTCTGATAATTGTTGTATATTCTTCTAAAATATTTTTTAAAGTTTCTTGTAATTCTTTCTTTGACATACTTTCAGTTTTTGAGTAAATTTCTTGGATTGTATCCTGAGTAAAATTTCTTATAAAAAAGTGTTTTACTCCCTCTTTCCACCCATAAAGGCAAGGTTCGTGCTTCCAATTGTAATCTTGCCTAGAAAGTATAAATTGATTTTTAACCCATATCAGACATTGAGAAATTTTAAAACCTGCTTCTGTTAATGCTCCACGAAATGCCCTTGTTTCAGAATCTGCATGAAATATATAAAACCCTGCTCCTGCCCTCATCACTTCATAAGCATTTTTATAAAAAGCTAATAAAAATCTATAAAAATTCTCACTATTCATATTGTCATTTTTTATTTTTTGTCCATTTGCTGCTTGATAATCAACATTGTATGGTGGGTCTGTTACTAATAAATCAATAACTTCATTGTTTACTAATTTTTTAACATCTTCCAATTTTGTAGAATCTCCACACATTAAACGATGATTTCCAAGTAACCAAATATCCTGTTGTTTTGTAAATGTTTCTTCTTGAAGTTCAGGAACATCTATTTCATCAATTCCATTAATATCAAGTGCTTCTACTGGTAATTGCTCCAATATTTCATCTAAATCAAAACCTGTTAATTTAAAATCTTCACCTATTTTTGAAAGTTCATCAAATAGTTTTTGATAATCCCATTTACCAAGTTCTACTGCTCTTATTTCTGCTATTCTTATTGTTTGAACTTCATCTTCTGAAAGATTATTAATTCTAATGCAGTTAATTTCTTTCATTCCTAGTTCTATTGCAGCTTTTATCTTTGCATAATCACTTACAACATAGTTATTTTCATCAATAATAACTGGAATAATATTTCCAAATCTTTGAAGAATATTTTTATATATTTCTACTTGTTCAGTAGTGATAACTCTTGGATTATTAGCTACTTCTCTAAGTAAATTTAATTCTATTATTTTATTCATAGCTCTCTCCTGGTTTCAAATTGTTTTTTCTTACTGCATAATAAAATCAAGTATCCATAATTTCAGTTTTAGGAATGCAGTGCTATACATTGTTATCACGCGAGAAAAAGTTATAAAAGTATTGAAAATAAAAGGAAAATATTTTTTTAAAGAGTGAAAATAGGATGTTTTTTCATCCTAATTAGTGCAAAAAATTGTTAAATGCTTTTTTGTGTTACATTTAACTTTGCATTTGAAAAGAATAAGATTGTTGAAGAAAAGTTCGAGCCTTTCTATGTTAGAAAAATAATCTCTTTTTGGAGATGCTCTGGCTTGTGAAGTAATTAATATATCTTTTATCTTTTTTCGATAAAAGACAATCCTGCGATAGGATTTATCAGAAAATTGGGTAACAATATCATCTAATATTTTATAATCAAATATCCATTCAAGATTATCTCTTACAATGGAATCTAATTCTCTACATTTAAAATTTTTAAAATTACTTTTTAAGATATTTATAGAATTTTCTAACTCTGCAATAATTATATCAGCAAGAGTTTTTGATATTATTTTTTGTATACAATCTTTAATTTCTTGTATTGTTATATATTCTATTGTATTTAATTTAAAAAAATCTTTTATAATCTTCTTACTCAGTCTATGTTCTATTCGGAGAATTGCTCCCCTTATTTTTCTAGTATTCTTTTTTTTATTATTTTCATGTCCTTTACTGTAAAGTCTTATTTTCCATCCAGGAAGTGGTTGAAAAATAAATCCTGTTGTAAAGAATTTGTTATCAGTTGGATTAAAATTATAATATTGTGTTTTATCCAAATCTTCATATTTTCTAGTAAGTCCACGATAGAAGTGGCTTATAATATTATGAAACTTATGGAAATTCCCAATAGTTTCTTGTGTTGTGAATTCAAAATAATCATATTTTAATTCACTTATTTTAATTTCATAATCTGTTAGTTTATTAATTAATAATAATAAGTCTGTTTCTACCATAATTTTTTGAAGTTCATTATCTAGTGGGTAAATATTATCTTCCTCAAAAAATCTAGGATAGGAAAAGTCAATTTTAATAGTTGTTATTTTTTTTAGTTTTTTTTCTTCTAATTTTATAAAATTGATATTTTTTTTATCAATTTTATAACTATTCATACTATTAGAAAGACTCTCTGAAAAAGAATGTGGAAAAATTTTTTTTATCTTCTCCCTCACATACAAAATATCAGTTTCAACATCAACAAAGATACCAGCTCTATCTAGTCCATACATTTTATAACTTCACTTTGGTTCTTTTATTGCAATGTGAACAATTTATTTCTAAACACTTTTCTTCAAAATAATAAGTAACTTGGTTTCTACTAGCAACTTTTATTCTTTTTTCAGTGTCTGAATATAAATAATTTCCACAGCTGCAAAAACTACGCCCAATTTCTTTATTATTTATACTTTTGGTTTTGGACATTCGTACCACCTGCCCCTAATATTTTGGTATGTGGTTATCTGATTTTCTCTATATTTTTCAGAAAGTTTTTTGAGACTTTTTTTAAAAGCACTTTTATCATAAAAACAATGCTTTTCAATAATATTTGGACATTCTTTTCCATTTAAAATTGTAGTTCCGTCTCTTATTTTTATGTAATATTTATATGCCTCATAAACACTCATAAAAAACTCCTTTTTAAATTAAACTTATAACTTAAATTTATTAAACTAATTTATTTATAATAATAACTTATTTTTTGTAAAAGTCAAGAAAATTTTTTTAATAAAAAATAGGACCTCTTTTAAAAGTCCTATTTTATGTAAGTATAAATATTTTAAAAATTAATTAGAATTATTTTCAGCTTCTTCATTTTCAAATAATTTATCTAATCCACCAAGAGCTGCTCCAAGTACTTCTGAAAAATTTACTATTTTCCATTCTCCATCTTCTTTTTGCATTTTAACGATTAAATTTTTTTCAACATAAGATAAATCTGACCTTTTAAATAAGTCATCAAAAAACTTAGTTGCTGCTGCATCTAGTGCAGACTCTGGAGCACCTGACATAGCCAAAGGCATAACTGAACTCATTAATTCTCCCATATATCCTGGAATATTAATACCTTTAATAGTTACATCAATGTCAGCGGTATCACCATTTTCAGTAACTTTATTAACTTTATATGTTGCTTTTTTTATTGCCTTTGCAAAAGACTTAGTTACTGGATCATCATTAGGGACTTGTTTCTCTAACTCTGATGCTAGCAGTTTAAAACTACTTTCAAATGCTTTCTGTGAATCTGGTTTTCCACAACTAACTAAAAATAATACAGACATTCCAATTAAAACAAACTTTAAAAACTTTTTCATATAAAACACCCTCCTAAAAATTTATTTTTTTTCTTGTTTAATTTCTAATAATTCTATATACTCCCTTGCTTTTTCTTTATTTTCAGTAGATAGATTTGTAATATTAACAGTTTCTCTATTATTTCTTGCCCTTTCAGCAGTTTTTACAAGCTCTATAAAATCATAGATTTTCTTTTTCCCCTCTTCTGATACTTCTGAAATGTTTGTAATATCTGTTATTGATTCTGACTGAATATTATATTTTTCAAATTTTTTTTGTAAAAAAGAAGGTAGGTTCATTTCTCTTTCAGATTTCAATAAATCTATAAAGTCATCTTTAGGTAACATAGTTTCAAGTTTTTCAAGCATTTGTTCAGAGAGCTTTTTTCTACCAACATCTATAGCAGACATAGTTACAGCAGATATCCCTAATTTTTCAGCCATCATTGCAGCAGTCATTTCTCTGCTTTTTCTGAATTCTTTTAAAATTTCACTAGTTGTTCTCATCCTAACTCCTTTCTTTTAGTTAGATAAAATAATTAACTAATAACTTAATTTTAATAACTTAGTATAGCACTAAAAAAAATACTTGACAACTTTTAATTTTGTATTATAGTATTAAGTAAATAGTTTATAAGTTTTAATATTTTAGTTTATTTATTTTAAAAATTTATCAAAAATTAATAAAATTAATTAAAATTACTAACTATATTTATTTTATTTAAAAGGGAGGAAACACTATGGATATTAATCTTATTAATTTTTTGGAAGAGCTGGAAACAAAAGGACTATTTAAATCAAAAGTAGGGGAAATTGATGAAAAATTTAAAAAATTTGTAGATAGTCTAAAAATTTCTATTGAAGAAAAACAGATATTGGAAACTCTTTTTAATGAGGCAGTTGAAAATTCAAAAAATGAATTCTTGGAAATTGGTTTTCTCTATGGTAAAGAAAAAAAATAAAAAAATATGGCTCGTATATTTTACGAGCCTTTGACATAAGGTTATCCTCCATAGGAATGTTTGCAAGGTTTATAACCTTTGGCTTCTGCTTCTTTCCAGTTGGTGTAATATACACGATTTCAGCGAAAGAAATTACAGTTAAAAACAGAAAAAAAGTTAATATAAGTTTTTTCATAGTTCCCCTTTAATAAATAATTAATTTTCACTAGATTTTACTGGTATAACTGAAATAATTTTTGTTGTCTCTAAATTATATAATTCAACAAGTTCATTATAAGGAATTTTACTAGCATCTATTATAAGAATTTTATCATATTCATTAATAATTGATTGTAAATATTCAATTCTTTTTGTTTGAGTTAAATCTTTTAGTTCAACTTCTATTATTTTCTCTTCCATAATACTCCCCTTTTAAAAATGAATAATTAATTTTTGAATTGTATAGTTCATAGATTTTTCTCTACTCCCCTCAATTTTTTTATATCTGTGGACTGTACTATTGAGAAATTAAAAATAAATGAGGTGAGAAAATGTTATTCAATAAACATCAAAAAATACTTATTCTAAATAAATATATTAGACATGAAACTTTACAATTAAAAAAATTTAAAAAGCTTGAATCTATTAATTCCTCTGAAATTAATAGTGTTGTTATAAAATCTATATTTTATTATATCAAATGGTTAAAAGCAAAAAAGAAATATATTATAAATCAGACTAAAAAGAATTCTATAAATTTAAAGCTAAAAACTAAAAAGAAATTAGCAGCTAATAAAAATTATGATTTTCTTATGTCTAAAATATAATTTGCTTCCTGGATAGAATGATAAATAGCACCTCTTCCAAGAATTATTCCTAAAACTTTTTTCTCTGTTGAAAGTGAAAGTACTCCAAGGTATGCTTCATCATTGATATAAAGTGTTCCTGAAGAAAAGAAACTGTTTTTAACATAATAATCAATCTTTTTCAGATTTTCTTCACTTAAATTATTATAGTCATCTAGTATTTTAAATCTATGTGAATTAGGTATGGAACCACTTTCAATTTTTTCAACATTAGCTATTATTGCCATTGGTTTTACATCATCTGTAAGAAATACAATTGTAGCTGTTAACATAATAAACCCCCTCAAATTTAAGAATTAAAGTTCTAGAATAATTCTTCCAGGTGCTAATTTTACTATATCAAGTAAATAATTCCCATCAACCATTGTTTCTTTTGAAAATATAATTGTTAATGTTGATTTATCAGATAAAGATTCTGCAACTTTTCTAATATATTCAAAATTATATGTAGCTATATCTAGTTTTACACTTGCACCTGATTTTACTAATTGGCATACATAATCTAAAGTTCTAAATTGTTTATTCATTGGTATCATCTCCTTTCAAATAAAAAATAATTAATCTTTAAGTAGTATGGTTCATAAGCAACTTTCCCCAAAGTTCACAAAAACTTATGGACTGTACTACTGAAAGATTAAACTATTCTTGGGTTTTATCTGGAATATATTCAATTATATCTTTGATTTGACACTTGAAGAAATCACATAATTTTACAACGATTTCAAAGCTAACTGTTTCTAGTCGTTGTCCATTATAAATTTTTCTTAGGGTTTCTCTACTAATATCAACTTTTCTTGAAAGTTCAGCAACACTTTTTATTTTGTTGTCAAGCATAGTATGACCCAAATTAGATTTTAGCATATTATATTCCTCCTTACTTATATAAAATTTTATTGTTGCTATGCTTAGTATAGCATATAAATAAAATTATTAAAATTATTTTTTGCATATTATAATTTGCAAAAAGTTCTTGACAATGTGTTTTATAATATGTTATAACAATGCTATAAGATGTAATAAACAAATTACAATTAATTATTTACATTTTATAATAAGTTATAAAATTTTTAAAAATTATTTTAGGAGGAGAAAAAATACGGAGAATAAGAAAATAGTTAAATTTATTGAAGCATTAAAGGAAAAAGGCTATATAAATACAAATTCTAACACTAATATTGAAAATACTATAAAAAAAATCAGCTACTTGGAAGATAAATTAACTGATGAAGAATTTGAAGAACTTCAAAAATTATTTTTTATAGTAATTGAAAATATAAAAGATGAATACTTTGAATTGGGAATGATAGCTGGAAAAGTAATGCAAGATGAATAAGAGCAAAAGAAAAAAGGGCAACCGCCAAGAAACCCTTTTAATTGAATAGTGAATGGAAAAGTAAATAACTTCTACAAACACCTATTTAACTTATGCCTAATTATAACATATTTTCTTATATTTTGCAAGTTTTTTTCTCTCAAAGAGGAGGAAAAATTTATGAATTTAAAAGAATTGAATGATCTAATTGAAAGATTTGGAGATGTCCAACTTTTAGAAATTAAAGAAGAGCTGCAAAAAATGGGATATGCTTGTAAGATTGCTGGTGATAAAAATGATTAGAACAATCTATATTATCACCAATGAAGATAAAGTAATTCTTTCAGCTTTTAGTACACTAGATGCTGCTAAAAATGAAATTAAATGGAATTACTCAGAGTTCCCAGATGATTTTCATATTGAACCTTGTGCATTAAATATTGATAATAAGTTTATTGATGAAATTAAGAAAGAAATGGGGGTTGAAAATGGAAAATAATTTATATTTCAAAGATGAAACTTCTAAATACATATTTTTCTTAGTTGAGCTAGGAGGAAAACCTCAGCTTGATTTTCTAGGAGTAGATTTTAGTCATTATAGCAATAAAGAGAAGGCTAAAAATTGGTATAGCAAAATTAAAAATATCATTGAAAAATCAGAACATTCAAAAGTAGATGAAGCCATTGCTTCATTGGAAAAACTATATAAAGGAATGGCAAAATAAGGAGTAATAATGAAAACTAAACAATATATAGAATCTAGAATAGCAGCATTAGATAAATTAAGAAAAGAAGCTCTAAAAGAGTACCAAACAAAACTTGATAATGGCACTGATGATGAAGAATTATGGAAATATATCAGTACTAAAAGAGTTGAAATCCATACTTTAAAAGATATTTTAAAAGATTAGGGAGGTTCAAAATGTTAAATAGAACAGTTAAAGAAAAAATATTAAAAATAATGGAACTAGGGCTTGAAGTTAACAGCCGAGAAAAAAATACAGTGTTTATTCGTTTTTCAGGACATTGTGAAATTTTTGAAGTGAGTATACATAGCAAAGGTTGGAAAGAAGGACTAGGAGCAGATTTTTTTAAAGATATTTATTTTGGTAGTTCATCAGAAAATGAAGCTAGAAAAAAATTAGATGAAATTATTGAAAAACTTGAAAAATTAAAAGTAAATTAAGGAGCTTTTTATGGCAAAAAGATATTACTGGCTTAAATTACAAGAAGATTTCTTTGAGTCAGATGAAATAAAAATAATTGAATCAATGCCTAATGGTGTTGTCTATTCAAACTTTTACCTAAAATTACTTTGTAAATCATTAAAAACTGATGGAAGACTAATCTTTAAAGATATTATTCCATATACTCCTGATATGTTAGCAAACATTACTGGGGTTGCAGTTGATACTGTAAGAGTTGCCATTGATATTTTTATAAAATTAGGATTAATGGAAAAACTTGATGATGGTGCATTGTATATGATTGCTGTTGAAAATATGACTGGATCTGAAAGTGAATGGGCAACTAAAAAAAGAAATTATAGAAAATCATTAGAAGTAAAAGAAAAAAATCTATTATTAGAAACTTCTAAGACAAATAAAGGACATAATGAGGACAATGTCCAAAATGAAAAGGACATTGTCTTAAACAAAGAGGACATTGTCCGACAAGAGATAGAGAAAGACATAGAGATAGAATCATATAATCATGATCATAATATTTTAAATAATATAAAAAATATAAAGAGAGATGAGAAGAATGATGATTTAAAAAAAATAAAACAATGGTTTAAAGAAAATGGAATTGATTTTTCTAAGAAACATGAAGTTAAAGTTTTAGAGCTATTAAAAAATAACTCACTAGATTTTGTTTTAAATACATTCCAGGAGCAACTGGATATTTTAAAAAATAAATCTGATGTTAAAAGTGTAGCAGCTGTTTTCTCCACTCATCTTTTCAAAGGAACTTGTGAAGTAAATACCCAAGAACTTGAAAAGAAAGAGGTTGAACATCAAAAAGTTAAAGAAGAAGAGCGAAAGGAGAGTGAGAAAAATGATAATATTCTTAGTATTTTCTTTAAAATTCCCTTAGAGAAACAAGAAGAAATTGAAACGGAAATTCTTAAAAAACATAATATTAAACATTTTTCTGAATTAAAAACGAAAAGTGAAACTATGTATTATAGACTAATTAGTTCATTTATCTATGAAGAACTTAAAGAAAAAGGCTTAATTTAGAGAGGTGGTTTATGTCAATAACCAAAATAAATATGCCATTTGCAAAGTGGTGTGAAGTTCAAAAAAAATTTGAAGAAGTCAATGAAATACTTTCTGATGAAGAAAAACTTGACTTTGAAAAATATAAATATTGTTCCAAGTATGGCAGATTGTTATGTCATCTCTATTTAATAAAAGCTGGAACAAATAAAACTCTGAAAGAACCTGAATTTTATAACTGAAAGGAGCAATAATGCTAAGAGGGAAAATTTATAGCTACACAGACAAAAAAACATATAGTGTTGGCTTCATTGATTACAGAAATAAAAAAATAACAGCTATTTCAAATCAGCAAAAAAAGGAATTTAGTTTTAAAGAAGTTGAATGGCTTGAAGCTACTGGATACACTGCTGGAACTTCAATGATTTACAGACAAGACTTTATTCTTGCTGTACAAAATGATGAAGTTTTATCAGGAATTGTTATTAAAAAATTTGGAGCATGGCACTTATATAACAAAAAAAGAGAACTTAGTAAATCTTTAAGAACTCTAAAAGAATCTGGATACACATTTGTGAATTTAAAAAATTATAAAACTTATTTTAAAAATAAGCTTGAAAAAATCAAAAAATAGGAGGATTTTATGGGAATTATTTTAGTTAAAAATAACAAAGGTGGAGTTGGAAAAACTTATATAACTCTACAATTAGCAGCATATAAAGCATTGATAAAAAATAAAAAGACATTGATTCTTACCAGCGATTCCCAAAATGATATTTTAAAATTTGCAGGTATAAAAATTGAAGATACAAGCAAAGCTGGACTTGAAGATTTCATTGAAGGTAAAAGCTATAAAATTAAAAAATTGAGAGAAAATCTTTTCTTCTTACATTTACAAGGATATAAGATAAAAAATTCTTTTGATGAGGCTTTTAAGAGAGCTATAAAACTTTTAAAAGATGAGTATGATTATATTGTTATTGATGGTTCACCAGTAATGGGGTTAGATAATTTATTTATTGAAATATCTGACCATATAGTTATTCCAACTTTTCTTGATAGCATTACAACACATTCAGTGTTGAGTATGTTAAAAAAAGTTGATTTAAACAAGGTTAAGGCTGTTGTTCCAAATAGAACTGGAAGGACAAAACTTGAAAAAGAATATTATGATTTTTTGAATAAAAAATTAGGAGTACAAGGAATCCATTTAAGTTTTCCTATCCCAGAAATTAGTCTTATTTCTAAATTAATTGATAAAGAAACATTGCTATGGGAAAGCAAAGCTAAAAAATTAGATTATATCAAAGGTATCTTTATAAATATCTGGAAGGAGATAGACAATGAATAAAAATTTAGATAATGATTTTAATATAGTTATATCTTCTAAATCAGAAATAAAAGAATTTGATTTCGCTAGTTACGAATTAAACGATGTTGAAATTGCTACTGTATCTGAACAAGAAAAAATATTTATGAATACATACAAAAAAATGAAAAATAATTTATTTGAAATGTGTTCGTCATTAGCATTAATTGAAAAAACTTTAAAACCTACCAATTCATTTATGGCTTGGTATGAGTCTAAGGGACTTACAAAAGACTCTGTTTCAGTTTACTTAAAAAGATGGAATTTATATTTAGAGTTTCAAAATTACAAAGATAAAATATTTTCTTATTCAGATCAAGCAATAAAAATTCTAACAAATAAGGATCTTCAATATGAGGAAGTGTTAGGAATTTTAGAAAATGACATCTATAAAGTTAAAGAAATTAAAAAACTATTACTTCCTGCTATTGAAAAAAATAAAATGGAATTTCTTCCAGATGGTCAAAAGTTTTTTAACTTTAATAAAATTGAAAAAATGAAAAAAAGATCATTGAAGTTAAAAGATGAAGATAAGCAGGAATATAAAAAAGAACTTACAGAGTATATAAAAAAATTACAACAACTAGTGGAGGAAATATGATTTATAAAGATGATTTAATTGAAAAGGCAGAAACTACTATAAAAAGTAATAACTCTTTAATAGAAGATGATGTTGCTGTTGCTATGTTAGGTATTTCAAGAATTTCTGCAATGAAAAAAGAAAATGAAGAGCTTGAAATTTTTATAAAAGTTTTTAAAAGGCTAACAGAATAAAAAGAACTTTATCAATTTTGCACTGCAAGTAACTTGCTCGTGTTGATAAAGCCCTCAGACAGTTTTATTTTACAGTAAGTTATTTGTAGTGTCAAGAAAACAGGAGGACATGATGCTAGAAATAAGAAAAATTGGAGAAAACTTTTACTTGGTAAATGGAGAATATACTGCAAGCAGTTTTAATGAGGCTGTTGTAATAGCTTATAAAAATAAGAAGATAAAAGGATTTGAAGTTGACTGTATGGAAATTAGCTTCTGGAAAAAATTGAAACATAGACTTAACTTTCCTTTTCTTTTATTAGAAGCTTGGATGTGATTTTATGGATATTTTAAAATTAGCATTAGCTGCTCTTTTAGCAGAAAGGAGTGTTGAAAATGAGGAAGGCTCAAAAGACTGTGAAAAGACAAATCAAGATAAATGAAAAGAAAGAAATTAAATTTATAGAAAAACCTACTGAAAGTGAACTTGATGCTTTAAGTTTAAAGACTCTCTTGCTTTCATTAGAAATTGTAATCAATAATCATCAAAAAGTTTGGAAAAATGAAGAAGATGGATACTTAAATCCTTACTACAAGATACTAATTGGAAGATGTAAAAACTTAACATCTGATATTTATAACAAATGCTATGACGATGTTAAGGAGCAAGATATAGAGTATGAAGATAATTTTTACACTAGGGGAGTAATGAAAGCACATGTTAAAGATTGTGCAAACTCTATTTGGGAAAAGGCTCCAATGACTTTGGAAGATAAATTACAAAGGCTTCCAGCTGGATTTACAGATACAGTTCATTCTTGGAATAAGCTCATTAAAAATTTTAAATTAGATAGAATAAAAAAATTAGTTAATGAACTTGATATAAAAGAAGAAGTTCAAGAATTAATAAAATCATCTAAAAAATACTTAGATATGGTTGATAGAGAAATTATGAAAATTAAAATTGCTTAGGGGGATAAAATGAAAGAATTTAAAATGAAAGCCTGGTTAAAAAAAGAAAATAAAATGGTATCTATTATTGGAATTGACTTAAATTATCAATATATCAGATACTCTGATGATGGAAATCTTTTCAAAGATGATTATAAAATTGCTGAATTTAAAGATATAGAACTTCTACAATTTACAGGAGCAAAAGACAAAGCAGGTCAAGAGGTTTATGAGGCAGATGTAATTAAATTCAATGATGGTATAGATGATATTTATGGATTAATTTCTTATGATGATGAAGATGCTGTTTATTGTGTATCTTATGAAAATGTTACAGAACATCTTTCAAATATGGCAGGAGATTTTGAAATTGTTGGTAACATTTTTGAAAACCCAGATTTGCATGAACAACTAGGATACTAGGTGAGTTAAATGGAAAAAATTTGTAAATGGTGTTCTAACTATAACAAAGGAAAATGTACTATTTTGAATGAAAAACTTAATGTAGATCAGCCTCTTATATATTGGGGAATTTTAGGTATTATTGGACAATTTTTTGATAAAAATTTTAGACTTTATTTAAAACCAGAGGATTTGCAAGAGTTATCAACACAACTTACTAATGAAATAGATAGTTTTGTTGATGTCAAAACAGAAAATCCAACTATAGAATTTGATTGTGAAGAATTAGAAGATTTTTCTTGCAAATATTGGAGATAAAAGGAAAGGAGCTAAGTATAATATGGAAACTAATAAACCAGTAAAAAACGAAGAAATAAATATAATAAAAAGAGCAGTAGTAGAGCAAATTGAAGAACTTTACAATAAATTAATTTTAAAGAAAAAGGCTTCATAAATGGAAAAAGTTGCCATTTATATTAGAGTATCAAAAAAAGAACAAACTAGAGATAAAGGGAGTGATAGCTCCCTTAATCTTCAATTAAAAAAATGTTTAGACTACTGCAAAGAAAAAGGTTATGAAGTCTTAAAAGTTTATCAAGATATTGAAAGTGGAAGAATAGATGATAGAAAAGAGTTTAATGAACTTTTTGAAGCTATTAGTAAGAAAATATATACTAAAATAGTTTTTTGGGAAATTTCAAGAATAGCAAGAAAGATTTCAACAGGAATGAAGTTTTTTGAAGAGTTAGAATTATATAAAATTACTTTTGACAGTATTTCACAGCCATACTTAAAAGATTTTATGACGCTTTCTATATTCTTAGCCTGGGGTACTGAAGATTTAAAGCAAATGTCTTTAAGAATAAAAAGTAATTTGGAAGAAAAGACAAAAGCAGGATATTTTGTTCATGGTAGACCTGCAACTGGCTACATTAGAGGAGAAAATAAAATGATTATTCCTGATCCTGAAAAGGCTCCTTATATACTTAGTATTTTTGAAACATATGCTAAAAATTTTAATTTAACTGAAACTGCTAGAATATTTAATAAAACAAGAATGGATATAGTTGATATTATTGATAATAAAATTTATATTGGTTATGTTCCTTTTAGAAAGTACATACAAGAGCTAAATCAAAAGAAAAGAATCCAAGTAAGCAAAAAAGATATAAAATGGTATAAAGGGCTTCATGAGCCAATTGTTCCTCTTGAATTATTTGAATTTTGTCAATCTATCAGAGAGAAAAATATAAAATCAAGAGCTGCTTATGGAGATTATAAACCTCATTTACTTTTTTCATCTATGATTTATTGTGAATGTGGAGATAAAATGTATCAGCAAAAGAGAAATAGAACTTATAAAGATAATACTAACTATGTTTATTACTCTTATTCCTGTAAAAATAGGAAACATAAAAAATCCTTCTCAGCTAGAATTATGGATAAAACTATTAAAGAAATGATTCTAAATTCAAAAGAATTAGAAGATTTGAATAATTATAATTCTAATGATATTGAGAAAAATGAAAAAAAATTATTAAAACTTGAAAAGAATTTAAAAGTATTAGAAAATGAGAGAGAAAGAATAATAAATTTATTTCAAAAAAGTTATATCAGTGAAGATGAACTTGAAAATAGATTTAAAGATCTTAATGCTAGAATTAAAATTGCAAAAGAAAAAAAAATTGAATTTGAAAAGAATTTAAATATTCCAAAAAATAATGATATAAAACTTTTAGAAAAGTTGAAATTTATTATTGAAAACTATGATGAAGAAGATGTTATAGAAACAAGAAAAATTTTAAAAATGTTAATAAAAGAAATTAGAGTAATATCCTTTTATCCATTGAAAATTTCAATTTTATTCTATTAA